ATACGGCTGCGGTCGATAAAAAACAAGCGCGCATTTTATACAAGAGCGCAATGGCAATGGCGCGCAAAAGTCCCGATATCAAAAAGCGGTTGAAAATCCGCGACTACGAGATCAGCCACGTGACGCGCGGCGGCCAGATGGTTGCGCTTTCCAAAGACACAAAAAACAAAGACGGATTAAACCCCAGCGGCGCTGTCATTGATGAATACCATGCACATCCCACATCAGAGATCTATGATGTGCTGTCGTCTGCCTGGGGGCAGCGCGCGCAGGCACTGATGGCAATCATCACCACTGCCGGTCTTGATACGGAGAGTCCATGCTACAAGGAATATTCATACTGTAAACAGATACTTTCTCGCAGCCTGCCGAACGAACGGTATTTCGTGATGATCCGCGAGATGGATCATGGAGACGATGAACACGATCCAAAGGTGTGGATCAAAGCAAACCCGTTGCGCGCGGTGACGAGGGCAGGTCTGGCAAAATTAAAGGAGCAGCACGATGAAGCATTCAATAGTCATGACAGCGCGAAGATACGCACGTTTCGCGTAAAGAACTTAAATATTTGGGTACACTCAACAGAAGATTCCTACATGGGCGAGTTCATGGTTAAGTGGGACCAGCTTGCAGTGTCTAGAGAAAAGTTTATTGAGATGACGCGCGGCATGTTGACGATTGTTGGACTGGACCTATCGAAGAAGATCGATCTTACAGCGAACGGTTTTATTTTTGCTCTGGATGATGAGCGCGTGGCGTTGACTGCGCGTGGATTTCTTCCAGAAGAGGCATTTATCCGACACGAAAAAACTGACAAAATTCCCTATCGGGATTGGGAGCACGATGGTTGGATGATCAAAACTGAAGGTGAGGTTACCGATTATCGGCGCGTGCAGGCGCATATCCATGACATCGAATTAGAGAATGGCTGGAAGGTACATGAGGTTTCATACGATCCCTACAACGCAACGCATCTGGCTAACGAAATGCAGGACGACGGATATACGATGGTCGAGATTCGCCAAACAATGCCGAACCTTTCAGAGGCCACGAAATTATTCCGTGAGCTGGTAGCCCAGGGGAAGATCGTCCACGATGGGAGTCCCTTGCTGCGTTGGTGCGTTGCCAATGCCGTGCAGATCGTGGACACCAAAGAAAATATTATGATCTCGAAAAAGAAAGCGCTGGATACCAAGCGCGTGGATTTGTTGACATCCATCATTACAGCCCTGGTACGCATCCAGCCGCTGAGGGACGCTTCGAGTTTTGCGTCTTACGTTAAATCAGATGAATTTGGTTTTTAAGAGCGCCATGAAAATATACAAATCAAAACTTAATACACATGAAAAGAATATCCTGCGCGATATGGGAAAAGACATGCTCACGTTACGCCTGGACTGGCCGCGCCGTTTGCAGAACTCCCTGTTATGCCTGGTATTGAGCGACCCTCGTTGGATGATGTGGGTGCAACGGGAGATAGACCCGGAGTCTATGAGCACGCAGGAGATAACGCGCTTGATCGAGGCGCGTGCAAGATTCATTGTGTTGAAGCCTCATTCATTTTTTGGAAACAAGATCCTCGGTAATCTGATTTTCCGCGAGGACTGGATGTTTACGGACCGCGGGAATCTTGGACCCGGCTAAAAAACGGGCTTGCATTTTATAGAAATGTTGTGTTAAAATATTGGAAATCGAGTTTCCGCTCTTGTTGCGGATCATGTCGGACCTAACAGCCCGACGACCTTGTATAAGGTCGTCGGGCTGTTTTTGTTTGGAGAATATATATATGCCATCTGATTCGTTGTGGGTTCAGTATAGCCTCATTGGAATTTTAATTCTTGCCGCGGGCGCGATTGCTGCCGCGTTTTATCGTCTTTGGAAAGACCTGCTTAATTGGTTCGAATTGCAGGATGGAAAACGAGAAGCAGAACGAGAAAAACAACGCAGTTGGCAGGCTGATCAAGACAGGATTCGCGATTTACGCTGGCAGGAGTTTCTAAAATCTATGCAGGATGAATGGATTCAGCAAGATGGCCGCCACTCGGACGTGCTCAAGGGGGTGGGTGACAAGGTGGATATGTTGATTTCGGTAATGAATAGCCATGATGTCTGGGCACGTGCAAAGGGCCGTTCTTAATGAATCAAATCGTCTCATCTGTTCTTCGGTATCTCAGAATGGTTGTTGGTGTTTCGGAGGTTTTTCTCTTTCTTGGCATGGCTTTACTTTACAGCGGTTTATCTGTCCTGGTCTCTCATGCGTTAGCACAAACGGTCTGTGGATTTATCCTTATTTCTATGTCAGCCGCGATTGCGTGGAAAGGATCATAACTTGAAACTTTCACAATTCCACAATAAATACGCTGGTTACCCTGCCGCTGTTTTGGGCGGTGGTCCCAGCCTGCCTGCGGATCTGAAACGCGTGCCTAAAGATGCGATTCTGATCGCCGTAAATTATCATGCTTTTTATTATTGTCAACCATTGTTTTCGGTATATAACGATACGCCGGAAACCAACCCGTTGCAAGTAAAAGTTGTGCGAGAGCACACCGCGATTCTTGTCAGCCCGGAACCCAGCAGTGATGTAGAGTTTGATGTGCCGAATGTTTGGACAGGTTTTTTTTCCTCGAACACCGCGGCCTGGTTTGCCCTTTGGATGGGCTGCAATCCTGTCATCTTATGTGGAATGGATTGTTATCAAGGACCGGTGAAGCACTGTCCGCCATCGACCTATCATTCCCCGATGTTTGATTATCCGCTTGATTTTTATTATCGTCCTTGGGCGGAAGATTGCAGAAATTCTGTGCCGCATCCTGAACGCCTGCGCGCCATGTCTGGACCGTTGATGGAATTATTTGGAGCGTACCAATAATGGGATTCCTGACCAAAAGCTTCCGCAATGCCGCTCCGTCTGCCGTGCCCACGACCGAGGCCGCCGCCTTGTTTTCGGGATATGAATACAGCAGCGGCGGGCAGTACACCACCCGAGCCAAACAAGTCGTTTCCGCGGAAACGGCGAAGACGATTGCAACCGCGTACCGTTGTAAGAACATCATTGGCGATGACATTGCCAAGATGCCCTTCCAGATGTTCGTGCGGGTTGGCCGCAATGTAGAGCACGTAGCCCCCGATGCGCTGTTGCGAAACATGGCGTATCTGTTAGAAGTGCAGCCCAATCGTTGGATGACGCCGTTTATTTTGAAGAAGATCATTTCAGAATGGTTGCTGTTCTGGGGCGACGCGTATATCTGGGAGCCGCGGCAGCGATACCGAGAATTGTTTGTGCTGCCATCCAATGTTACCAAATCAACGTTGGACAAAAACGGCGACGAATTTTTTGAGACGACCTTTCCCAGCGGCAAACAGGACAAGATCCCTGCCGTAGAAATTACGCATTTGATGATCAATTCAACCAACGGACGTAAGGGGCGCTCTGTATTGGAATATGCGCGCGAAACTTTCGGGCGTCAATTGGCCACCAAGGAAACGCAATCGGATGTGCAGGGCAACGGCTTAAAAGCGGCCGCTTATATACAGGTAAATTCCGCATTGGATAAAGAGGGCAGGGAAAAAGTGCGCGGCGCCTATAAAGAATCGCTGGAAGACCCAGGCGGGCTGGCTGTCTTTGACAACAAGATTGCCAAGTTCGAGACCATTCAAATGAAGTTGACCGACGCTCAGTTTTTGGAAGGCATTCAAGCCAACGATGTGGATGTGATCAATTTCTTTGGCGTACCCGCGTACAAATTGAATGGGCAAAGAAGCCTACAACAGTAATGCGCAGCAGGATCTGGATTATCTCAAATCCACATTGGACCCGTACCTGGTCCAATGGGAACAGGCCGCGCGGCTGAAATGGCTTTCACTCGATGAGCAGGGAAATAGTTATTTCAAATTTGTCCGCGAGTCCTTGCTGCGCACCGACGCCAAAACGCGCGCCGATCTGAATGCGACCAAGATCGCTTCCGGGCAGATGAGCCCCAACGAAGCGCGCGAGATCGAGGATATGAGCGGCTATGAAGCTGGCGACGAATATTGGATGACCCGCAACAATGCAAGCGTCAAGGAGCTGATCAATGTCTCAACACAATAAATTTCCCATTCGCTGTTTCGAAGGCAGCGCCAATCCGTATGAACCATTCTGGAAGTTCCGTGATGCTGCCGAGCCTGGCGGCTCTACAGAGTTGGAATTATATGGACCTATCTCCGAGTATTCCTGGCTGGGTGATGAGATCACCCCTAAAAAATTCAAGGACGATCTTAATAAGTTTGGCAGCGGCGGGCCTGTGTTATTGAAGATCAATTCCCCTGGCGGGGACCCGATTGCAGCCAGTGTCATGCGCACGATCATGATGGAATATTCTGGCGAAATTACCACTCGCATCGATGGCATGGCTGCCAGTGCGGCCGTAGCTGTAGCTTTGGCTGGCAAGTCCATCAAAATTATGGATACGGCATACATGATGATCCACGATCCCGCCGTGGTGGTAATGATGGCCGCCCTAAATATCGAAACTCTTGGCGCGTTGCGCGATGATCTCAAATCCATTAAGCAGGGGTTGGTGGATACCTATGCCGCGCGGACAGGTCTGAACGCAGACAGGGTCTCTCGAATGATGACCGCTGAAACCTGGATGAGTGCGCAGGAGGCTGTGAGTTATGGTTTTGCCGATGAGGTTATTTCGGGCGGGCAGAAGCCTGCCAATCAATTCAGCAACATGGCGTTTGTGAACGCCTTGCAAAATTATGTCAACGTACCGCAGGCACTTTTGCCGCGGGATGCTGAGGCCGAGTCAATGCCAGAATCCCGCGATCAGGCAGAGGCGAAGCCAGACCCGCGCAAAGTCGAGGCCTTGCGCAATTACCTGAAAGTTCATGCTCAATCAAAAATAAAGGAGAACTAATCAATGACCGATCTTAAACCGTATTTTGACCGCGCCAAAACCGATAGTGACGACGTCATCCGCTTGACGAACGAGGTGAATATCCTCTTCAACAACGGCGCTGACGAAGGCATTCAGGCCGCGATTGATCTGCAGCCCGCGCTGGATGCCGCAGTGACCAAAGCGGAAGGCAGCAACAAACTGTATATCGCGATGCGAAACGCGGATGGCGCCACTAGCAATGCCGCATCCCTGTTCGTGTCTTCCGACGCGAGCCATGAAGAAGCGCAGGAGGATGAAAAGAAATTGACCCTCGCTGCCTTCAATGCGCTTGTTCCAAAAGAGCGTATGAAGTTTCTCGAAGCTGGCGGACGTTTGGAAGACTAAGCCAGGCCAACTCACCCATACACATATTCATAAAAAGAGGTATTTACGATGACCACAAACACACTCGCTGGTTTGATCCCGTATGTTTACAAAGCTGTTAATCGCGTCCTGCGCGAACAGCTTGGTTTTATTGGCTCGGTCTATGTTGATCCAT